CTAATTATATGAATTAAGAACTGCTATTGCATCAATCTTTTGTTGTGAAGATGTATGTGTGTATCTCATTGTGGTTTCAATTTTTGAATGTCCAGCTATCTCTTTTACCACAGGCAATGGAACGCCTGCTTCCACCATTCTAGTTATTGCGGTATGCCTTAAATCGTGGAATCTAAAATCATTTACTTTAGCATCTTTACATACTGTACGCCAACTATTTTTTATATCCACATACGGTTTTCCGGTTTCTTCATTAACAAACACATATTCAAAATTTCTAGGCATGACTTGTAAAATTTTTAATAGCTTATCTGATATAGGTATTTTTCTTTCTTTACCTGATTTAGACTTTAAAACATGAATGAAATTATAATCAAAATTAACCTGTTCCCACTGTAAAGAAAATATCTCACCTCTACGCATAGCTGTTTGCAAAGCACAAGTAACTATATTTTCAATATGAGGCCTGAGCTTTCTAATTGATTCATATAATCTCTTTTCCTCATCTTTCTTTAAATATCTTGTAGTATAATTGTCTTCCAAAAAACGGTCAACATTTCTTAAAGGGTTTTCTTTTAAGATTTTTTCATTTACGCCTAATGTGTACATCTTGCTTAAAATATTTAAATATTTATTTACAGTAATTGGAAAAACTTTCCTATCTTCAATAATCTTACTTTTAAACAATTCAAAATCATTAGGAGTCTTATCAGAAGCATCATCTGCTTCAGGAAAATATTGTTTTAAAACTTTAACAAAGCTGACGTCTTTTCCATAGCTTCTTTTGTTTAAAAAGGCATAAGTATCATATAGCTTGTACAGTCTTTTAAATTTAATTTTTGGAGTTTCTTTTGGAATAACTCCATTTTGTTGTTGTTGTAATCTAAAGAGAAATTGATTCTCCAGTTTCATAGCTTCTTTCTCTGTAGTTGCACCCGCGCAACGATAATGGTGTCTTTCACCATTAAGCTGAAAACGGCAGTACCATTTCCCATTCCTTTCTGAGACAGTCATATAGTTTTTATACCACCTCATGTATCACTGTCAACCCATTCTTGGATTCGGTTTTCCCTTACAAAGATTGTTCCTGCAACTTTTTTGAAAAGGAAGGAGGGGAGTTCACCCCTCTGTTTCCATGTCCTAATCGTGCTTACAGGTTTTTTCAACATCTTTGCAAAATCCTCTAAACTGATTAAGCCTATCATAAAATTGTTACCTAACTTCATGAAGTTTTCTTAACATAATTGCTGTAATCAAAGCCTTCAGATTTCTTTGTTGAATAAACCATCATCAACCTACACAAAGCATGGTCAATATGATTATCCTGTGTATCACCTGCTATATGAGCTAAGATATGAATCAGAGCATGATTGATGTGTTCTTCCTGTGGAATTAATCTCCAATTATTAGGCTCATATCTGTCAGCACCATATTGTAAAACCTTAGCAATTTTGATTATTTGTTCATTTTCTTCAGCTAAATAATCCATTGCATTAAAGATATAGAAACCATCTCCGGTAAGCATAAAATCAGCTATATTAACCATTGCCATATAATTTGAATGAGCTTCCATATCATCAGTATCTATACTACCAAAGTTTTCTAATCTTTCAGCTTTATCTAAATAAACTTTTTTCAAGAAACTAGGGGCAACAAGGTGCATTGCCATTGGACTTTTTGATTGTTTTCCACCATCTGCATTGGTTACAATTTCAGCATCCTTACCAACTCCATCAATAACTTTAATGTTTTCAGTCATATAATCCTTTCCTGTTTCAATTAATCCAAACTTATCATCCCATTGCATATCTGTACCATCACCATAAAGACAGTTAGACCTATCTTTACACTCTGCAATAAAACCTACTTCATACGGTTCACATTTGCAGCATTTATCTGCTAATTCGCCCATTAAGCAGCTCTCCTAAAATATTCAGTTTTGGTTGTACGAGCAATTATGTTATTAATGTTTTTAATATTAGAAAATTCTATGGAATCTTTAGCTGCATCTTCAATGACATCCTGAGCATAAGCTTTTATAAACATACCAAAATCTGATTTCTGATAATTATCTTTACTGAAAACAGAATTAAACCTATTATCATTTATATAAGGCTTAACAGCTTCACAATCTTTAGAATAATCTATAAATCTATCTGGTTTTGGTTCTTTAGATGCCTTCTGCTTTTCTAAAAACTCTTCATTTTTCTTTTTGATAATAACCCTTGAGCCTAAAGGTGTTTTAAACTCTTGATATAAAGGTTTTATTACAACACCTTCGCATAAATTATTTTCTAGTTCTGCATATTCACCTTCAGAAATAGTTGAATTAAATCTTGTATTAATACTTTTAACCACATCAAAAATATTTCCATTAAATGTACTTAAAATAGGTATATATGGAATATTCCACATTTTAAAAACTTCTGAAGCAAAAGCATAAGGATAATATTCATCTTGAATTTTTATATCAAAAAATCTTATCTTTTTATTTTTAGAATATTTTACACCTTTTTGAATACCATCCCCATATACCTCACCATAAAGTGTTATCGGAACTTTGCCAAAAGCTTTTATCATTAACAAAAGTTTTGGCTTGATTTCTTCAATAATATTCTGAAGATTGTTAAAATTTTCATTTGTGTTAATAAACCTGTTTCTGCTTCCTAATAAGAAGTGTTCACCATCATAGTAAACCTGAAAATTAGCTCCGTGTATTTTTTCTGTAACACACCAGTCAATATTTTCTTGAGGACACTTGGATAGAAAGCCTTCTTGGTAATGGTTTTCTATACTGGAATATTTTTTAAATTTATCACTATTACTCATTTATAAGCTCCATTCGGACTTCTACAATTTCTGTAAACTTTTTACAATTCTTTTCTGCTGTTTTTCTTGTTTTATATAGTTGTACTTGCGTACTAAAAATACAAGAATCCCAACAACAGCTTCTATTTGCTTTATATAAGTTTGTATTTGGTTTTCTACAAGCCCATACTGTTATAGCTCCCACAACTTAACCTCTTTTTTCTTAAAATCATAATCTTCAAAGTGTAAAATCCTTGCCATTCTAGCATTTAGCAAAGCATCATCTTTAGTCATTCCATTTTTTTCAAAGGTTTTTACAACTAATTCCCACATTTTTTCTAATGAATTTTCTCCAGCTTTACCAAGAATCTTACGAGCTGTTTTATCTCCAATACCCTTGCAGCCGTAATAACCATCTACGGTATCTCCAATTAAAGTCTGATACATAAACCACCAATCAGCTTCTTCTTGGGATATAATTTTACTTTCGTGGTTTCCATTTGGTCTTGACCTGTGAAATTTGCAGGGGATTGTTTTAAAATCCTTATCTAAAGACCACACAACTTTATCACCTTTGATAATTTTGTCTGTTGTTGCTAAAATACCAATCACATCATCCGCTTCAAGATTTGGTTTCTCATATAGTTTATATCCTGATTCGTTTTTAATATAGTTTCTTATAAATTCATAAAGAATTGGTTTAATTTGTTTTCTATTTTTTTTATAATTAGGGTTAATTATTTTTCTAAAATTCCCGTTCATATCTGATAAACAAATGGCAACACTATCAGCCTTACAATCTTTACAGATTTTATCTATAAGATTTTCTATATAATCCCTTGCTGCTTGCTTATTAGCCCAGCCTATGTTGCGATAGATAAATTCGTCTGTTTCTTCTGTCTCTATTTCATAAGAATCAGCACAACCTTCGGCTACTTTATAAACAATTACATCACCATCAATAATTACTGTTCTTGGCATTCAGACACACCTATTGATATATGATTATATCTATCCTCTTTTATAGTTAGAGGCAATCCCATTAAACTGGATGGTTTTCCATAAAAGGGGCTATCATAAAGTACAGGACTAGCTAAACGCTCTATTGTGTTACAAATATCAGGAGAAACAAACACCTCTGTGGGGTATAGATTGCATGCTCTCGTTGCGCTTGTTAGCCTATTAACTGTGGTTATAATATCTGATATGTCTTTAGGTTCAAGCTCTTTCTTTAAAGCTTTTAATTCAGTTTCTATTTTTTCTATGCGTTTTTTAATATTACTAATTTTCATTGATTCTCCTCTAAATACTTAATAGCTTTTTTCATAACTTCTATATCTTCGTGAAAGAAACCTATACCCCTGTTGCACTGGCCGCAAAGCAACCCCCTTACATCTCCAGTCTTTTTGTTATGGTCAACATGTAGGTATTCACCATCAGGAAGCTCCTTTTCACAAATCTTACATTTACCTTCTTGAGCCTGCCACATATCATAATACTGTTCAGGGCTTATTCCATACTTATACTGCCAGTCGTAGTCTCTCCTGCACAGTTTGCAATGTCTTGTATTTGGTGCAAACATAGATTCAGGCAAGACCTTCCCACACTTAGGACACTTCCTCAGCATCTTCATCCTTTCCACAATCAGTACAGATATAGTTACTAACTGCAAGTGGCATCCCTAGTTTGTTAGCTGTTTCGGTTATTTTCTCGGTTAATTTCTTATTACAAGGCTTTTTGCATTTATCATTAATACAAAAAGTCATATCTTTATAACAATACATTTTTATTTCTCCTGTATTCTTCCATTCTTTTCTTGAAAGCTTCAATTTGTTCGGGTGTTTTTGAAGATTTTCTTACTTTAGGATTCTTAAAGCCCTTCTTCTCGCACTCAGGACAGTATTTCCAAGTTGGAGGAACATCCTTAACACTTGTTCTATCTTCATCAACAAATGCTCTATCACAATAATTAGGGTCATTTTTAGGGAGTTTAGAATTTTTACAAGTGTGGGTTACATAGATATTAGTGTGTCTCATACCAATTTTTTCCTTCCTTGGCTTCACCATCTAAAGGACATCTAAAGCCAAAATATTCTCCAGCTTTTCTTATTGCTTCCACTGCCATTTTTTTGTATTCATCTTTAATTTCAGGAGTTACTTCAGCTTGATATTCATCATGGATATTTAAAATAAAGAATATTAAATTATCTCTATCCAAATACCATCTATCATTTATCCAACCCTTAGCAACACAATCATCATATAGAATACATAATGCCTTTTTCATAGCTATAGCACCAGCAGATTGAAGTAAAACATTTAAGCCTTTATACTGTTCTCTTACTTTTAATTTTCTTTTATCTAAACCAAGTAAATAACCTTTTGTTTTGATTTTATCCTTTACTCCAGTCATTAATTTATGGAGTTTTGGTAAAGATTGTAAGAATTTAGCTTTAATTTTTTTGCCTTCTTTAGCTCCTTTGCCTGTTATAGAGCCTACTTTTGCATCTCCAGCTCCATAAATAAAGCCATAAATAAATGTTTTAGCGTTATCTCTTGTTGGAAGCCCTGCCATTGTTTGATTTTTTGTATGAATATCACCATTCAAAATTTCGTGCGTATAGTCAGGGTCGTTCATATAATGAGCAAGGCATCTGAGTTCTAAGCCTGAAGCATCACAGCCTACAATTATGTATCCATCACGAGCTTTAAATAACTCTCTACATTCTTTTCCAAAGGCTGAATGTCCTGATGGTACTTGTGCCAAGTTTGGTGAATTATGGGTGCATCTGCCTGTTACAGCTCCAATAGTATCTACACCACCATAAATAACACCATTTTTTTCTAATTTTAACCAAGCATTTCTACCATCTGCTAACTGTCCTAAAGTCTTTGTAACAAGGAAGTATCTTTGTAATAAAGGGGCTTCCGGATAAGTTAAGTTTTCTATAACTTCTTCATCAATAACAGGCAGCCCTGTCGGACTTTCTTTAGTAGGTTTCCAACCATACTTTTTAATAAGCCTTTCAGCAAGCATCTGTCGGCTAGAAGGGTTAAACTCAATCTCATACCTTTTAACAAATGGCCGACCTTTAATGTATCCTCTTGTTTTATTATTAACTTTTGGAATGAATGTCTCTTCTCTGATTTCATTGGGAAAAGCAAGTTTAAGTTTTCTTTCAAGTTCTGCTTTTTCTTCAACGAGGTTGGCTGCAAGCTCCACTGCTTTTTCCTTGTCAAAACACACTCCTCTCTGTTCTTGTAGTCCTATAATTTTTGCAAACTTATGTTCAATTTCTAAGGATTTTTCTGATAAATATTTTGTTTTTAATAAATCATAGATTTTTTTAGTTACCAGTACATCCTGTTTGCAATACTCTTCCATTTCAACAGACCACTGATTCCAAGCTCCATCCTGTTCGCAATAATCACCTTTAAGCTCTCCTAGGCGATAGCCCCAAGCTTTTAAACTATAACGACCTCTTAATTTTTTAGGAAAAGACCCTTTTCTAATATTTCTATCATCAAGCTCCCCAATATCAGGGTAAACCAGCTTTGATACCAATAAAGTATCAAATATTTTACAACCTTCTTTTGTATCAAAACTCGGATAGATTTTTTGTAGAGCTGGTAAGTCAAACTTAACTATATTGTGCCCAATTAGTTCATCTGCCCTCTCCAGTTTATCTATTCCTGCTAATAAAGAATTTCCGCTATAACTTTCTAAAGTTTTTGTTTCAGTGTCATATATTGCAATACAGTGTAATTTTCGGGTTGAATCCAGTAGCCCATCTGTTTCAATATCAAAAATCAAGCTCATTCGTCATAATATCCTGATTCTTCTTCATCTTTTGACCAACCGCAGCTATAACAAAGCTCTAAGCCCATTTCTATAACTACAGGATAACCACATCTAGGACAGTTGTAGCCAGCCAGCTCCTCATCTTTTTCATTTTGATATTGATTTTCTTTTATATCTGAATAAAGAGTTTTGTTAGTCAAAATAGACAACGACTGTTGCGGTATGGCTTCCATCTTCATTTTTTCTTTCATTTTCTATTCTCCCGCCATAGTTTCCTATAGAATTATCAACATAATTAACTAATTCCTGAACATCCCAATCACCACTATATGTACATATTGCCTTGTGGCAATAGTATCTACTATTTGGAAAGTAATCTTCTATTTTAATTTTTTTATCAGGATTATCTTTCAGGAACTGTTCTCTTGAGTAAACCATTAAAATCTCCTTCTGTTTCTTCTTTAATATCAAATTCTGAAGGAACTGAATCAGCTTCAAATAATTTGCCAGTTTCGGTGTCATACTTAATGGCTATTGTGCATCCTGTGGCTTGACCAGTATATCTATCTTTAAGGCATCTAAGCGTTGTTGTATGCCTTTCTTCCAAATCCTCAGCCTGTTGGTTGCGTTCCAACCCAAATACATAGCTAGCCCATTGAGAAATAGCCTTAGCCCCATATAAATCATCAAGATGAACCCTTCCACCTTCTTCATGAGGTTTTTTGCCATCAGATTTGCGTAGATGAGATATTGCAAATAAGGTAAAGTCCAGCTCTCTTGTGAGCCTAGCAAGCTCCGAGACAATATTTCGCATCCGCTGATTAACTTCTCCACTAGTTTCAATAGCATCACCAAGGGCAGTGATATGGTCAAGAAATATGTATTTACAGCTTTTTCCTTTAACCATATATCTAATTGTGTTCTTGATGGTATCGAGGTCGGTTGTTCCAAAGCTATCATATATAAATACTCTGTTTGTACCGATTGTTTCATTAAACGCTTTCCTTTTTTCTTCCTCTGTAAAATGTGTATCGGGTAAGTGAAATTTAATCCCACTGTGCTTAGTCATAAGCCCCAATACTGTATCTTTTGTCGTTTCTTCAAGATGAATAATACCTACTGTTTGCTTGTGTTCTTTAATTAAATGAGTTTCTATTTCTTTAAAAAAATCTGTTTTACCCATTCCTGTTCCAGCTCCAAAGCAAATAAACTCAGGCACTCTAATTCCATAAGTTAATTCTGTCAGGGTTTCAAAAGGATAACTAAGACCTTTTTCTATAGGTTTATTAACTTCTTCCCAAAGCTCTTCCCCTGAGACAATTCCATCAGGTCGATATTCTTCACCATTCCAAGTAGCTTTATATAAATCCTTTTCTTTTCCAGCTACTAACATATCGTTAGCATCTTTTAAGGGGAGCGTAACTATTTTTGCTTTGCCAATGCTTATAATTGATGCACATTCTTTTGCAGCTTCTATGCCATATTTATCTGAATCAAACATAAAGACAACTTCTTCAAAGCGTTCAATCCATTCTAAATTATATTTGATAGCTTCTTTCGCATTCTTAGCTCCATTTGGAATACTAACTACAGGATAATCTCCTACTACTTGATATACCGATAAACAATCTATTTCACCTTCTGTAATAATCAATTTTTTAGTATTTCCTTTGAATAGGTGCATACCGTATAAAATTGGTTTAAATTTACCTATAGTTATAAATTGTTTATCATCTACAAATCTGATTTTTTGAAATACTGGTCTATTTTCAAAATCTCTATATGTAGCTATCTGTACCTTTTTGCCCTGATATGTTCCAGTCATATACTTGAATTTTGAACAAGTATCTTTATTTAATTTTCTTGAATCAATCCCCAATGCTCTTCCTTTTAGGAAATCCGCTGGACATTCATTCTTAGCTTCCTGTGGGGAAGAACCGTCAGGAGACGGTGTAAACTTCCCACAAGAATAGCATTTGGTAGAACCATCATCATTTATTAGTAAGGCATCACTAGAACCACAATCAGGACATGGTTGATGTGCCTGAGACATTATTTACTAATAACATCCTTTAGTCTTGTAAAAACATATTCTAAATCATTAAGGAATTTCTTAAATAACTCAATAACCGATTTAATTTGTTCTGCTAAATTTCGTGCTTGGTCTTTAATTTCATCCTGCTGTTTTAAGAATTTTGTAGCTTTACCAAGTGTATTTAAACCTCTGAAAACATTTACAATTCCCATTTATTTCTCCTTTAAAATCTCTTCAATCCACTCTTGTGGAACTACTTTATCTGCATATTTAAACCCATTTTTTTCACACCACTTTCCATAAGTAGTAGCACTTACCTTTGAAATTTTAGATTTAGAATTATTGAATATAAACCTAAACTCATATTCAGGATGTTGCTTTTTTACTTCCAGCATCTTCATCCTGTCTGCTGTTTGAAATCTGCCTTTGGTTTCAATAATAATTCGCTTTCCAACAGGGAAATCAGGAGTGTAAGTGTGATTCTTTTCTACTCTGTATGGCAGTTTTAAAGTTTCAAATTTTGGGTCAATCCCAGCACTTTTAAGCTGGGCTGCTATGGTTTCTTCTAATCCACTTCTGAAACCATAAGTTAAGCCTACTTGCTTAGAAGTCAACTTCTTCGCTTTCGCCATCTTCTACTGTATCCTCAGCTTCGGTTTCTTCAGTTTCAGCTTCACTAAAATCAAATCCATCTTCTTCAGTTAATCCAAAGGCTTCAGCAGTAGCCCCACCGGAATATTCAACTAAATTAATAATTTGAACCAGTTTAAGTTTTACAGAAACCCCAGTTTTACCAGCAACGCTATAACCAACCAATTCAACACCAAGCTTGGCTACAGTGCCTTCGCCTACTTTAACTCCTGTTACCGGTTTTAACTTAGCATCTAAAACAGGGATTCTTTGGGTAATTTTACCATCTTTAATAAAAGCTGAAGCTTTAGATTTTAAAACATATCTACCTTGAGAATCTTCTGTTTCTTCACCTGTTTCTTCATTAACTGTAGTGTACGGTACACATTGAGTTAATTCAGCTACTTTTGTGCCTTTACCAAACTGTTTAAATTGCTGAGTTCTAATTTCTTTGATTTTTGCTACAAGCTTTTCGCCTTCTTCTTTTGGAAGTAATAAATGAGCTTGATATACACCCTCTTTATTAAATTTTGTGGATGGTTCAAACAGGCTAATAAATCCAACTAATGTACCCTTTTCAGTTGTGTATTTTTCAGAAACTGATTTCTTTTCTTTTGCCATCTAAACTAAATCTCCTGCAAGTTTTTGTGTCAGACTTCCTTTTGAAAGGGTTTTTTCAATTCCCTTGGATTCAATGGCTTCCAATTCTGAAATTGGAATAACATCAATATTATTAGCTTTGTATTTTAGAACAAGCTCGTGCAATAGTTTGCCTGTTTCTAAAAAGGATTCCACCATCATTCCAAACATAAGTCTCATTGGGTCAAATTTTTTATTTTCTTCTGACATTTTAAATCTCCTTTTTATTTTTCATTAATCTTGTCATAGTCTTAAACTCAGGCGACATATTGTTGTTTTCTCCTGAGAAAACTATAGAATCAGCCATTCCTAAAACATCAATATAATTTAATCCATATCTGTCCATAAATGTTAGGAAAAGGCTAGAAAGCCCTAATATTTGATTTTCTACACTCTCATTCTGTAATGCTTTCATAACTTTTAAAGAAGTTTGAGATATAGCTTTAGAATCTGAGTTCATCATTAAAGAATGAATTAAATCTGCTGTTTTATTTTGTTTTGACATTGCGTTTCTTTCCTTTACTAAAATGTGATTTTCTATCCTTTTTAAAGAGTTCATCCAGCTGGTGTTTAAGCCAACCGCTCGACCGTGATTTACCCTCTTGTGCTACTGCCTTAATTAAGGCTTTTCCAACGCTGCCAATTCTTGGCTTATATACTTTGTAACCTAGTTTTTCTCTTAAATCTTCAAAGTCTATTACTACTGGTTGTCCATTGCTTTGATATTTGGTTTTATTCATTCTTATCATCCTCTTTTAACACCCACTCCAAAGCATCAATTTCCATTTTTAAATGACTTGAGTGGTAATAATCTTTTCTTAGTCTTTTATATAGCTGTAAAAGTTTAGTATTAATTTCTTCTTCAGTACGCACTTACACCTCTATTCCTGTAATTTCTTTGAAAATTTCCTTATCAAAATTAGGAAGTTTTTTAATTTTGTTTCTTTCTTCTTTATTAAAGCTATCCCACATTTGTTGACACACTTCCTTATAATCAAAGCGTTTTAAATAACCTTCTTGCACTTTGTATTCAGGATGTGCTTCTTTTTCTTCCTCTGTCATTTGATATTCAGGAATCCATTTTGTTAAATAAAAATCTGAATAAGCTAAAAGACTATATGCTTCGGGATATTTTTCTTGAAATTCTTCAAATGTCAGTTTTGTAGGCTTGTTGAACATATAAATCTTAGGTGATTTGGAATTAAACAACCCATTTGCGTGGTTGCAGGCATTGAACATTCCGCTGTTCCAGTCGCCTGAGTTCCAGTTGCCTGAGTTGCAGTCGCCTGAGTTCCAGTTGCCTGAGTTCCAGTTGCCTGAGTTGCAGTCGCCTGAGTTCCAGTTGCCTGAGTTGCAGTTGCCTGAGTTCCAGTTGCCTGAGTTGCAGTTGCCTGAGTTGCAGAAACCAGTATTGCCTTTACCTGTATTCACAAGATTCAATACATCATTCCAGCTAATCTCTCGCACAATTTCTATATTATTTGTTACACATTTATCATCACCTTTAATAACTTCACCAGTTGCAACAACTTCTGCTACTTTATTCTCAGGGTTAAAGGAATAATAATTAAAACAATTCACCAATTTTTCACAAAAGTGAAAACCCTCTCTACACAATCCTATTAAACCTTTATGTTGATATGTTTTTCCAACTTCATACTGAAAACCATTGCAAGTCCAATCAGAATTGAAAACTTTGTATCCTAAAACTTTTTCCATTTTTTCTCCTTTTATTAATTAAAAAAGTAGTCACTATTCAGAACTTCTTCTATATCCAGCTCTCCTTTTGGTGGAATTTCAGGAAGTTCCATATCATTAATTTCAACTGTTGCTAAAATATCTTCAGTAAAGTTCTCTAATATAGGTTGTCTGTATATTTCAACAAAGGCTTCTCTTAAAAACTTTGCAGACAGCTCTGTGTCAGTTGCGTGTGTACCATAGCAGTCATGTACACTCATAATGCTGTTGATTCCAGCCTTTTTACATTTTATTAAATACAACATTAAACAAGCGGCATCTAAGCTGTGTATAAAATTTGGACAAACCCCATTAACTTGTCTTTGACTATCCAATGTACTTTCATCATCTATATTCACTCTAACTTTAATAATTGACCCATATAGCTCTGTTTTTACTTCTTTTTGTTTCCTAGCTGGATATGCCTGCCTTATAAGCAATCCCGCTGGTGTTAACCATTCTAAGTACAGTTTTTTATTGGTTAATATTCGTGAGAGTTTTCTTAAATAAGCCATTCCTATAATTGCAGCTTGTAATGTTTCTTGAATTGATTCCCATAAGTATTTTGCCAACCATACTGAAACCTTATAAATGCAATCTGTCGGATTATCGCCTATTTTAAAATGCTCCCATATAAAATTAGGTGAATAATTATCTGTTAGATATTCTCCGATATATTCTCTGCAACTTAATAATGTTCCCCCATAAGGAAGCACCATTACAGGTCTTTTGGTTAATTTGCGATTAATGCCAATATTAAGCCAATCGTTAGCAAGTTTAATATCATTCCCAAATAAGGGCTGCTTATTATTTTTAATAGCATTTAATTTCTCCTCTAATTTTTCTGCTACTTTTGCATATATATCACTTGGTTTCTCTGTATTTACTAAATTAACAGCACTCCCTCCAACTGGGTCTCTGAGTAAGGCTGAATAATGCTGTAATCCATTACATGTTCCATCCAGCTGTATTGGTATATGAGTTCTAAATTCTGAAGGATTGTTAAGATAATCAACATACTCAAAACACCAAGCAAGAAATTGAAAGGGTTTATCGGCTTCTGTCCAACCTCTATTTTCCAAAGGATTATCCACATAGGCTTTGAGTATTTCGTGTCTCTCCAATACCCATTCAATTCGCTTTTGGTAAGATTCTTTATCATATCCAAATATATTTGCTCCGTGTATTTGAAGCCATTTGATACTGTTTTCATCCACTTTCTTTCCTTCTGCAAACCTTAATAAGCCTTTGGCTAAATCACTGCCTTGAGGTTGGAGTAATACAGGGATTGGATATAGCCTTCCTCTAAAATCCATTTGATATGGAAAATAAATTTTCTCATATTTTTTAAATTGTTCAGCTATTCTCAAAACCTGAGCCACCAAAATCCTTACAGACCTTTTTTGAACATTCCTTTTATGAATCTCGTATGTTTCTCTTTTCCATTTTTTTATTACCTCTATTTCTTCTTCGGTATAACTATCTGTCTTTGTGTCTTTTTCAGGATAAGGATAAGGTATTAAAGCTTCATCCTCTCTGTCAGGAAGCTCCGCTACAGCAGAACCTATCTCCCATAAATCTTGAACTACTTTCAAAACTCTTGAATTTATTTGCCAAGCAGTTGCTTGTATATGATTTATTGCTTCATAAACCATGGGCATTTTTGCTGTAGAAAGCTTTTTTAAATAATCTTTATTATTATTTTTTACCAGCTTATTTTTCTTTAGGTATGGTGAAATATATCCACCTTCCAATATATTTGTCCAATCTTTAGGAGGACATATCATTGGCAAGAAAAAAGGCCGCATTACTTCAAGTTTTTCATTAGTATTTTCAATCCAATCTACTAATTCTTGGGTAGGAGTTAAAACTTTATAATGTTTCCTCTTTTCATATCGTTCTTCAAACTCTACAAGTCCTGTTGATTCGACAAATAACTTTGTTAATACTAAACCTGTTTGGAATTTCTCAGTGATTGTCCACCGGTCAAGGTGAAAGTCTAATCTTTTATTAAATACTCCCATTGTAATATTCTTTTTACGATTAGCCTTTGCACCTCGTTTGTTCAAATCTTCTTGTATCGACTTATAATAATGTGAGTTCTCTTGTTTAAAAGTTCGCATCTTATATTCATCTTCAAGCCCTTGACCAATAGCTTTGTAAATTGCTTGACTGGAAGCCTTAGCCCACATTGAATTAAGAATTACTTTGCTTGTTATATAAGCTACAGTATCAATATCCTGTAATCTGCCAATTACTTCAGCTGCCATTGTGGAACGGACAGCTTTACCTTTTGAATAATCATCCAAATATTGTTTAATTAAATTAGTATAGTTATCCAAGATTCTTGAGATTAATTTAGTAGCGATTGAAGTGCATCCAAAACTTCCCTTTTGTTTATTTTTCTCCAATTCATTTCTATATGTATCAATAGAACATTGGGTCATTTTCTTTTCCAGTTCAATCTGTTGGTTTAAAATTAGTCTCTCCTTTCGCTTTGCTGATGATGTCTAATATTTCTTGGGTTTCGCAATCTTCGACAATTTTTATTTGTTTTTCAAGCATCTTTCACCTCGCATTCGCTAATAAAAAGCACCCCTGCTATAATTGAGAACAATGCCCATATAGATAAATCATAATTAACTGTATATAGCCAAGCCGTTCCCATAACTATTAAGACTATCCCCAAGGCTACTTCTTTATATTTATATATTATTCTCATTTTCCACCTCGCTTATTTTTTGTAGGATTTGCTTTGCTGATGATGTCGAGGATTTGTCTAAACCTTTCAGTTGTTTCCCGATAGATTCTGTCATTTAATTGACTTGCAGTAATTGAAACTTCCTCTATAAAAATAGAACGCATTCCCTTTGCAATACCCTCAATCTCCTCAAGAGCCTTAAGGTAGCGGCTTCGTTGCCGCCACATTTTTAACCAAGCCTCAGACCATCTTATGTTGTCATTGTGGCTATAATCTACTTTTTCTTGTAGCTCTTTGCACTCAGCCGTTTTGCGGGCGAGTTGTTTGAAGTAGCAGTTTTCTCTTCCATAACAACAAAACCAAGTATTGCCACACATAGGATTTAAACTTTTTTTATATGTTATCTGTTCACACTCGCTCACATCAACACCGTCAATTATTATCCGTTCTTTATCTGTCATTAATATATTCCTCTATATAATCTAGTAAATATGCTAATTCTTCTATTTTTTGTCGATAAAAAGGACTTGTTGTTCTATATAAATAAAGCATTCTTGCCTTAATCTTTCGAATTATTTTCTCTTTATCTGATAAGTTTGAATAGTTTGTCTTAATAAACTGTTTTTTAAACTCTTTGATTTCCTGTTCTTTTTGATAAGTAGCATCCTGTAAAAGGCGATAAGTTTCATCCATTAAATTAGCCACTTCTTCCAGTTTTCTTTTGGTAACGCCAATCTTTTGACAAAGTTTATTCATTTATGCAACCCTTTTAATATCTTCTTCTTTTATAAGTTCCTCTAAGTTACCCGGAGAAAGATAGGAGGAACTACTTGGATTATAATTTGAATGATTAAAACATCTGTTATAATCTGCTTTAACTCTTCTTTGGAAGCAATCACAAAAATTACCATTTTTCAGCTTTGCACAAGTTGCACAAAAATATTTAGGCTGTGGCTGTGTTGTTTCTTTTACAAATTGCTGTGCCTGTGGTGTTAGCTGTGAACAAATAATTGCATTTACCATTTTTAATCTCCTATTTTTCCATTACAAAATTATGCTAGGTAAGACTACTTACTTGCATCTGTGTATTTCTCTCGTATTTCTACTACATTTCTGTTACAAATTTGTTATAATTGTTGAAATTTTTACAAATTGTGTTATAATTGATATGGGTCATTATAACAAACACGATAAAGACCTTCCATTACTTCGCTAATGAGTTTTTCGCTGTCTGTTATATTGTTCCTTCACTCTCGATAATTTAATTATAACATAGTTTTGTTATAATGTCAAGTATTGTTTTGTTATAAAACGTTATAAAAGGAAAAAATGAATAAAAATAAGCCTAATTTAGAATTAATAAAGTTTAGAAAAAGCCTAGGACTGAGCCAAGTTGCTTTTGCAGAAGCTCTAGGTTGTCCTCAGCCATTAATTACTATGGTAGAAAAAGGAAATAGGACTGCCCCACAGTCTCTTAAAGATGCACTATTAAAAGTTTATAATTATACTTATATTGAGCCAATAAAAGAAGTCGAAAAGGTTATACCTTCTACGATTGTTCCTATACCATTTCACGATATAGGAGCAGCAGCCGGAGCTGGTACTTGGCTAGCAGATGAGCCTGAGCAGAATGTTATTTATTTTGATAAAAGATTTTTAAAGCAGGTTCTTAAATCTGAAAATTTTGCACCACTCCATATTATCTATGCCAAGGGCGATAGTATGGACAGTGGCTGGAATCAACCTGATGATATAAAAGATGGTGATTTATTAATGGTAGATACTTCCCAAACCACAGGCAATAATCAGATTTTTGTTATAATGGTAAACAATAGCGAGCTAAGGGTTAAAAAATTATTTAAAAGGGGTGAAGCTCTTTATATTTCTTCTAACAATTCTAAATATAAAGAGGAAGTTTACTATCCTGATAATACTGATTTTGAAGTTAAGGTTATTGGTAGAGTTGTTTGGAATGGCAGCAAGGAGAATATTTAATGTATAGAATCTTATCTATTCTTCTATTTGTTATTTGCTTTTCTATTCCAGCTATGGCTGAAACTTATTTGCAATGTGATTGGAAATCAGAAGCTCATAATGCTATAAACGGTCAATGGATGGGAAATAAAAGTTATTCAAAAATATTCAGAATTGATAATAACCAAATATATGATGGAGACAAGCTGCTTGAATCTGTTTTTACTACAGATAAAATCGTGGCTTCTGAAGAATATAAAGATTCCAATAATGCTAAAATTAAAAATGAATATACCATAAACAGAATAACTGGTAGTATTGATTATTTTAGTTCTTATGAAGCTGGATTATTAATTAAATTTATTGTTACCGAAAAAGGAAACGGCTCTTGTAAAGTTATAGACAAGAAACCCAAGTTTTAAAAGCCTGTATCCCCATAAGAATGCTTTCAGTTTCTGAAATTAATGGGTTGTAACCCAAGTATAACAAGAAATCATTTTTTCTATTTTTAACATCCTATTACTATATAATATATAGATATAACTAATCATAACTATACATAGCTATATCTTACTATTTATAACCATAAATAACTAAAACATAACTAGTTATAACTATTGTATATTTATAAATAAATTATAACTATTAAAATTGGATAGGATAATAAAAGAAAAGCTAGGATAAATAAAACCATCCTAGCAAAAATAATCAGTAATACACTATTGGAGTGTATTTATATCTATATTATAGCATATCTTTATTCATTGCTTTATGATATGCTTCAACTTCTTTGATAAACTTATCATTATCTTTACTATACTGCCAATTTTGGTATTTTTTAATTGCTTTATTTATGAGATATATTGATTCACAAATAATAAAACTACTTATTAAGCCTACAAAAAAAGAAATAATAATATTTTCTAACATTAAAAATCTCCTATTTAATTATAGCACAGACACGGCTTGTTCTAGTTGCTCATTTTTAAGGTGATTATAAAGCATTGTTGTGCTTATATTCTTATGGTTCATTAAAGCTTGTACTACTGGTAAGGCTATATTATTTTCAATTAATGTTGAACAAGTAGTGTGTCTTAATGTATGTATCGTAATTCTTTTATCAAGATTTAATTCTTTTTTCATTACTTCAAATTGATATTGAATTTGTCTATAATTTAAAGTAAATCCTGTAAAGTTTTTGAATAGTTCTTTTAAAGTATCGTTCATTGGTATCGAGTATGGACTATTTGTTTTGTTTCTCCATATCCTTATATAGTTTTTATCTATATCATCAGGGTCTAAGCTTAAAATATTAGAAATTCTTATTCCTGAATTATAGCCGATAACTATAGCTTGATATAGTTCTTTTTTATTATTCATTAGAGTATATTTAATCATTAGATTGTATTCATATTCATTTATTATTTTTGTTTTTGTGCTTCTTTTTTTAATTGTAGGGATTTTAAATCTATTTTTAATTAAATTGTTATCATAGGCATAGTTTAAATTCTTAGATAGATACATCATTTTATTGTTGATTGTTGCTGGTTTATTTCCTGATTGTTTTAGATAATTAAAATATTTTAAAATTTCAATTCTATCAATGTTTTTAATATCTGATTCAGGGTTCAGGATAGCTAGCAATTCTTTTTGTATGCTAGCTATCGTTTTATAACTTGATGTATCATTATAGTAAATATTATTTACTTCATCTGTTAGTTGCTGGAGGTTCATTTTAGCTCCCTGTTGTTTCATATCTATGTATTAAAACTTCAACATCTGTAAAATTATTTTCATTGAGTTCCGTAATATCCTCAATATTTTTTAGTCTTGATTTTTTAATTGCAGCTTCTGCTGTTTCAGCTTTAATTATTTTATTAGCATAATTATTTTGCCCTTTGTAATATTCAATAAACCATAATTTCATTTTTGTATCTCCTTTAAAGTTCATTTTTAAGATTGTTTTTTAATTCTTCATATTTTCTTTTATATTCATCACCAAGCAGTAAACAATTAACTAATTCAGGAATATTCGCATATTTTAAAGTTTTATCAAAATATGTTATTTCAATTCCTTGTGTTATACCATAACCAGTTGTAAAATCATTGAAGGTTATATTACAATCTTTTTGACTTCCTATATTATCGGTTATTATGATTTTATCTTTTATCTTATTTACATTGTATTCTACTAACATTTTAAAATCCTTTCAAAGTATATAATATATCCTTTCCGTTGATATAAACTGTGTTTGAGTTGTAATCAATATTAAGTGTTATTCTGTTTTGCTTTTTTTTTATAGCTGTAACAGCTGTTAATAAGTTCTTGACATCAACTGTAATTGACTTCATATTTTTTAATTGGTTTAACATTGGTATTAGCTCCTGAATTAATTCCAGTATTCAAAGTTAATATAATCTAAGGTTTTACATTGAAAAGCTGCTTTTATTTCATCAAGGTCATAGCCTAAGTTTATTAATAAACCTTGCAATTTTGTGAGGACTTCAAGGTCTCCTCCTATGCCTATTTTATTTTTATTATCTGTATCAATTCCAGTAGCTTCTCCAACTACTTCAAAATCTGTGTAACCATCTACAAATACTGTTAATATTTTTGATATTTCTAACATTTTTTAATCTCCTTTTTCACTTTTTTCAATATGTTCATTGACTGTTTCTGCATCTGTGATATTTGCTTCGATAAGTTCATCTGTTTCTTCTTCATTAATAATGTATCTATACTTATCAAGGACAAATTTTGTAGATTTATGTAAGCAAAAATTTGCTTGATTTAATATATTTGTTTGTTTTATAGCTTCTTCTCTATCATGAGAAGTATCAATATAATTTGCTAAGCCTTTACTGTCAATATAATCAATTTGATAATAGTATCCATATTCTTTTTTCATTGGTTTACTTCTCCTATAAGTTCAAGCTCATGAATAAAAATAACTTCTTGGACTAATTCATCATAAGGATGTTATTCATCATCATATATTGTTGTAAATACTGTATAAATTTTCATCTTATTCAACCTCCAGCACTTCCATTGGTATTTCTTCAAGCATCATTATTTGCTCATTTTGTTTATCTGTGAATTGTGGAATGATTGCAGGAGCTGGAATAAACTGACAGCTTAATATAATATTCCATATTATCAAGGTAATAATTAATAATTTTGAAGTGTTGCCTTGCTTTTTTAGTCTGTTTATTCTTTTATTTGTGTTATAAAAATAATTTAATTCTGTAGGGATTAATTTAATATTTTGTTTTCTTGCTGTGTTATTCATTGCTTTAATCTCCTATGTTGCTATTTTTTTCTTGCACCTTGTTATATAATGCTTCAAGATTTTCAGTTGGAATTTTATGACATCCTACTTTTACATAGTCTGTTTTCACTTCTAAAACTGTGTAATAACTAATAGTCATACCGTGTTTGAGCTTGTTATGCTTCCATAATTTTAATATAGCTTCTACTTCTTTACGATTAACTGTTATATGTTTGGAAGTTTTAACATATTCAGCATCAAACCATATAAAAGAGAGCTCTCTTTTAGGGTTTAAATATTCTTTTAATTTATTTTTAATTTCAGTATCTAGTGTTGATAAACTAGAATAGGCAAAGGCTGCAATATCGTCAAAAGCTTGGTTCTCAATAATATCTTTTAACTCAGCTTTTAAATTTTCTTGCTTTTCTTTATCTTTTTTCTTTTGTAGTTCCTTAATAGTTTTTAGTTTTTCGGGGTCATTTATAGCTTGATAAATGTTTTCAAACTCATCTAATGTTTTAATCGTTTTTTCAAATTGAGATTCAAAACCTACTAATTCTAGTGTATTTAGTAGCATATTATAATATGAAGTTAATGCTTCCCTATTCGGTTTTTGTGATAGTTTAGATTCTGAATAGTATTTTATGTTTCTAATACATTTATCAATAACATCTTGAGGATAGAAACAATTATTACCCTGAGTTTGTGGTAAATATACTAATTCATAAGGGCAGGCTGCTTTAAGCTCATTTAAGTGTTTCGCTGTAGTATTAGAAAAATTATTGTCTGATATTAATAAAACCGTTTTTCCTGTGATAGTTTCAGCAATTTGACCTATAACTGTTGAATAACTGTAATATTTACCCCTACAATAACTTACAGTCATGCTTCTACGGTCAAAAGACCCATTAAGGTCATAAAAAAATTGATGAGCTACATCTCTATTTTGCATAGTTGCTCCTTTTGTTTGCATAGCCAAGCTAGCCTTAATGGCTTTAGTTTCTTGTCTATTCTGTGTATTACTGATTAAAATTTTTAAATCTTTAATTATATGCTTTGTGGTTCAGACCTGACCAATGTTTCAAAGGTTCATATAATTTATTGATTTATTTCATACCTTTATTATAACACATGCTTGTTATAATGTCAAGTATTTATTTGTTATATTTTGTTATAAAATTAAAAAAATATAGAGCGTTGCACTAATGATAATTTATTTTAAAATATATTATTATATATCTAAAGTAGTTTATTATATTTTATTATATATTTTATAATGTATAAAAGATTATATTTTATACAAAGTATTAATTTTATTGAATTGTGAGTATTATTTTGTAGAATTGGAGAGAGGCATAGGGGGAACAGCCCGCCCAGCTCACTACGATATACCCTTTTAAAAATTCGTGATATTTTTTACCGTTCAGGAATATTTGTACTTAAAATTGGTCAAACTAAGTTAAATATTACCGAGCGGTAAAATTATTTCTTATAATAAAATTAACCGTGTTTTAATGAGCCTTAATAGTCGGGGATAGTTAAGACTATCTCCCAACCATAAACTCTTCAAATTTCTATGTTATCTCTATTGCAGAATTAATATTTTTATAGTTCAAACCAACCTTTTTCATCATTAGAATCAATATCACCAAAAACAAACTGAATATATTCTTCATATTCATCATCAAGTCGCTGCTGAATTTGCTCATCTGCATCTATTGACATCATCTCTAAACAATCTGCAACTAGCATAGCTAAACAATCTAATCTATCATCATGAGATAAACAACCTCTATCTTTAGTTATTCTTGTCATTTGATAGAAAAGAGAGTATCTTTGCTGATGTTCAAGAGGATATATTTTAATGCTCTCAGCATCTTCTTTAATAACTGACTTATCAACAATTAATCTATGCTGATTCATTACAGGTTCAAGAGTGTCAATGATTCTTTTTTCCTTTTGTGTATTGTGTCTTATTTCTTCAACTTCACATTGATAACCAACCTTCTTTAAAATTGGTAGAAACAATGCTGTGAACATACCATCACCAAAGTTAGATTCTATTTTTATTTTATTAACCTTGTAATCTTTAGCTAAATTAGCTAAGAAATAAAGATTTTCGGTACTATAACCACCCTGTAAGCCACCTTGTTTTAATAAGGAAATGTAAGAATTTAAAACTCCTCCTAAGCTATACGCTAATTCATCCTTACCACGACCTGATGGGTCTATTGTCATTACTTTATAAGTATATTTTTTCCATTTAATATCAGGTATTGGAATCGGAGCATAGTATTTATCTGTACCTATACCGTTACAAGGAATATCCTTTAATATCTGATTAGGAGCAGAACCATAAGCAACTTTCTCAGGAGCAATTTCTTTATCACAATCCATAACAATTAAATCAGAACATTTTAGAGGATAGCGTTCCAAGTCAGATAAGGTTGTATCTAGCATTTGCTGCATAGCAAATTTACTTCTACCTTCAGATTCAAGTTTTATAATTTCATTTTCATCAAATCTAATAGGGTCTGTAGGCATATCCACAAGTGTAGGGTCTTGTTCTAATTGTTCTACTATATATGGAGCAAGCTTATCTCCATATTTTTCTTGCTGTTGTGGTGTTGGATATTTGATAGGAAATATTCTTACCTTATGTCCTTTGTCATAAAGCTTGTTATAGATTGATAATTCAGTGTGAGGAGTTCCTAAATAAATCAACCTACCAACTTTGGGGATAAGTATTTGTCTAAATTCTGTTACAGCTGCTTCAATCTTATCCCTTTCAATTTGAGATTTACAGTTTTCTGAGGTCTCAATATCATCAGCAATAATATCTGTAGCACGATTACCTGTAAGCTGTCCAAAGATACCTAAAGCTTTTACAGAAGGCTGAATACGAGTTTCAGCAGGTGCAACATCAAACTGCAAAGCACTATCTCGTTGATTTCTGCTGAGGTCGGGTCTAAGATAATTAAGAAATGGAACAACATCAAGTAAACTTCTTGTAAACTTCATAAATTTACAGGCTTCTGTTTGGTTTGCTGATACATTAAGTATTTGGCAATTCTCAGGGTCTCTATCTAAGAGCCAAGAAGCATAAATACCAGTAATTGTAGATTTAGCTACCCCTCTAAATCCTTCAATTACAGTATCAGTATCTCCATATTGTAGTTCATCAGCAATAGCATATTGAATTTTTGTTGGAGAAGGAAGATTAATATGCTTAAAAACTACATATAAATGGTTCTTGAAGTTGTTTCTACATTTTTGTCTTGCAATAGAATTTACAAGTATTTCTGTCATTTAACCCTTCGGATGCTGGGTAGTTCATCTTCATCTTCAAAAGGGAGTTCTGTAGCTGATTTAGCTAAATTGGATAATCCTTTATGCTTTGCGGTTGCTTGTATATTATTATTTTTTAAAAAGTTCATTACTATTTCTAGTTCTTTAGGGGTTGCAGAATTATCTTTAACTTTTGCCAATAAAGAATCTACAAAAGCATCATACAGTTGTCTTTCTCTATCCATTTTGTTTCTCCTTAGCTTTTGTAAAATACCAAAGAATTTTGTTTCTTAGATAACTCCCACATTCACTGATTCCAGTTTTATTAACATAAGGAAGAGAATTAATATCAATCTTGCCAAAACTTGAAGTCTTTGGGTTTTGTTGACCAAATTCAGCATGGGTTAAAACCTTTGCAGGAGTGAGACCATAAGTAATACAAAGTTCGGCTGCTAATTTACACATAGCTTCAACTTGTTTTTGTGTCGGAGGAGTATTAATATTTTTGCGACAGCAAATAGCAATACCAATCCGACCAGTATTTCCGCCACCACAATGAGCTGCATATCTCCCATCAGTACAGTTTTCATTGTCTAGTGGTGAATACTTACCTTTATAAATTTTTCCACCACCATCAATAATATAGTGGTAATGTTCCATATCAACAGAGCAGGGAGTATAATTCCCTGCTGTCCAGTGTAGTATAATGTTTCTAAACATTTTAAACCTATTTAATTTTATCTAACTTCAATAGGATATTTTGATATTTTGCATCAAGGTTATGGAGTAATTCTCTATCACCTTCGTCTGCATATTTTTTTAATTCAATCTTCATCTGAGCCATTTCAAGTTTTACATTTGCAATATCTAATTTAGTTGCAAAATAATTTGATTGAATAATTAGCCAAAATACCATTACTCCTATAATTATGTTTTCTTTTGTGATAAATTTATTCATCTTCTTTTCTCCAATCACAAAAGACAATTTGAAAAGCTTCTACTGCTAAATACATTAAATGAGCAATGTGTTTGTTCACACCACACGCAATAAGGCAAGCTTTAAAGATTGTACTAGCTTCATTCCTATCATAGTTAATTGTTGATTTATCATCACACATAACATCATGAAATAGTGCAGGAATCTGTAGTTTCATATTTCCTTTACCAATTCCAAAAGGAATAGTAGCACCATCAAAAACATATCCTTTATCTGCAAATAGATTTACAGCAGTGCCATCAGTATAAAGCACTGTTAATGTTGCAGCTTGGCAAGTAATAAATTGTTTTTTGTTCTTTTTCTTAATTTCTTCCTTATCTTCATCAAATAATACAGACCTTGTGTGGATGTGGGGGTCATTGCTTAATATTACTTTTTTGATTTCTTTTTCCATAAGTTCTTCCACCAAATTCTAATTTCACTTATAGTAGGGGGTTTATAAGTGATTCTAAATTCTTTTCTAGAATTTGTTTTATAATACCAAGCTATTAATTTCCTATCTTGAAGCAGCATCTGTGCCGGTTGTATCTTCATCAATCCAATACCTCCACATAGCCGTTTTTGTGTCTTATTATTCTTTTATCGGCAGGAAATTCTTCTATTGTTGTTGCGACGGCATTTGCTAAAGTTTTGCCTTCAAGAAGAAGACCTAGGAGCTTTTCTTCTTTATTCTGCTGTATCTTCATCTAAAACCACCTCCAGTGTTCTATCTTCTGTTAATGTCAAAACGTCTTTACGGCTTATATAGCCTTCACAGCTCACAACTATATCAACAGTACTGCCGTATGGCACTGTTATTTCACTCTGGATTTCACTGTTAATCTCTATAACAGCCTCTTCCGGTATCGCATTAACTTTGAGCTTGCAAGTTGTCAGATACCTGTAATCGTTAGTATCAAAGAACTTATCTAGCTGCTCAGAAGTAAACCCAAGCAAAGCACCTACTGCGCTTACGTAAGGATTGCCACGATAAAAATGGTTAGCTTTTAACTCAATTTTTAGGGCTTTGACATCTATATCAACACTCTTGTTTATAATCTCACCAGTTTCTAAGTCCAATTCTCCTTTAGATAAATGCTTTACAAGGGCAATAATATCCTCAAAATCCATTCCTGTAGCTTTATATATACCTCTTTCTACATCGGCAGCAGTAAGGTTAAGCATTGCAATACGTTCGGCTTCTTTACGTGCCTGCTCTTGCTCATATTCTTGTGTGTTATCTATAACCTCACCGTCAACAAGTTTTTCGTATGGCTCTAAGGCAAATAACTCTCCATTTACACCTTCCTCAATTTTTCTTCCGTTTTGATGGTTGTGCAGAACTATAAAGTCTGCACGTTGCTTATCAGTGTATGGTTTTTCTAGTTTGTGTGACATAAGTAAAATCTCCTTTATGATATATATCCCATAGTTAACCAACGAACTAAACAAGGTTGGACTGTAAAATCATGCCCCCTGCTTTCAATCCAGATAGTTTTATTATTTATTATTTGTGCTGTACCATATAAGTTATTAGCATAAGATGTTGCCAAAACGGTAAAATTAATACTGTTATATGCTTTTGTCAATGTTATAGTTTCTTGACCTGATGTACTATTACTTTTCCCCCATTGCTCACACCAGCCATCAGAGTATACCCTATAACCGCTCGTACCGTTAACATAGCTTTGCACGAGATAACCGCGCGATGGCGCATTGATATTAGTTATCTGTTCTTGCATCCTCCCTGCGTCAATCAGGTTAGCATTCTGGACTGTTTCACCAACATAGTAGTAGAGAGCCCATCCGTCTGGCACAACACCCGCATTTGCAACTACAAGGCCAGATTTTTCAGGGTCTGTAGTTATACCAGCAGTTACTATGCCATTAAATCCCGCAGAACAAGCAACTGATTGTCCAATATTAAGACCATAACCCGTTGTGACACCTATCAATGTTCCACTATCCGTAACACCTGCGTGATATGCAAGAGAAGTCAACCCCGCAGTTTGAGAGCCATTTGTTAACCCTAAACTCATACCATTACCAACAACAGCACCGCCTCCAAACATTCCTTCTGTGCCATTTTTCAACGGCAGTCTAAACGTTTCATCAGAGGTATTAATTACAAAGTCGTTGTCTGTAATCCATGCTGTAGGGTGTAATATACTTGTATCCTTACTTGAATCTCTTGTTACTGTGTAAGACGAGCCTTCAAAAATTGAAGTAAAAGTAAATCCATTTGAGGTTAATGTTTCGACTGTACCATCAAAAAACATTGAATTTACGCCAGCATCATACCTATATACTGATGCACCCACTACTGGACTTTCAGTAGAAACCCACCAATAATAACCAGATGAATCAGTAGCTATAAAACAATAGCCTTCTTGACCTTTAAACCCTTTTACCCCTTTATTAACATTTTCTAAAATCCAGTTGTAATAGTCAGGATGAGCTGCTTTTGGCTCATCGTAACCAGCAGATTTTAACCACGATAAGCTATTGGGCTTAAATTGAAAATAGTTGCTCATTCCAAAAAAGAATGGGTTATTCAGCTCAATCTCATTTGTGATATTGACCTCTGTTTCCTGCCCTGTGGCTATCTGGATGTAGTAAGGGTACTGAATGGCTTCTTCCTGTACAGTGTCAGTGGCGCCGTAGATTGGGTTAGAACGAGAAGCATCGAAAATAAGATTATAGTCTGTTTCAACTCTGCCGTCTGTGGTTCTTGGCAAGTTTCCTGGATTACCCCTATAAAATGCGCCATATGCGTTAGTCAAGTAGCCATGTCCATAATAAACCGTCCCTTCAATATTCGGCAATCCTGCTTCAACAGTCATACCCAGATTTTGCAAATCTAATAAGCCCTGAACATTAACCACAGCTGGAAGTCTTACACTTTCAACAGTTTCCTCATCCTCTGCATAATTGAATACAAACTTACCAACCTGACCGAATGCGCTAAGGGTTTTTGCTGCCTGCCAGTTCTCCTCGGTTGTAAGCAAAGAAGGATAAAGTGCAACAATTTTCTTTAACCTTGTCAAGAAACCTTGAGTATTCTGATTAATCGCTACTATCTGACCGTTAAGCCATCTGCGCAAACCTTTCGTTTCATCAATATACAAGGACATACCGATATCGCAGACCTCAAGCCCGCCGTTGCCGCCAGAATTCTCTTTAATCACTTTTTTACCTGCTTCGGTAATATTGGAGAGCGATGCATCAGCCAGATTAAGAGCTTCTATCTCATCAAGGATATTCTCTACGTCTTGGGCGGCTTGTTCAGCCAAGTCCGCTTGCTGTTGTGCTGCTCTTGCTTGTATGGCCGCTTCGACTGCTTTTGCTTCAGCACTATCAGCCGCATCTTTAGCTTCTTCTACAGCTTCTTCCAGTTCATTTATTTTTTCAGCCGCATCAGAAACTTCTTGTATTTTTGTATTAATTTCAGTTTCAAAAACCTCTTGAGCTTCTTCTAATTCAGCTTTATTTTGAGCAATAATTTCTTCAAGTTCTGTTTGATTTTCTTCAATGAGTTCGTCTACATCTAGTTGAAATGTTATATTATTATCATACATTTCTTGGATTGCATTTAATAATTGGTCTTGAGATAGATTTAAAGCATCTTTAGATAACATTGTGTTGTTTGTATATTCTACAATCTTTTCTGAAATATTTGTGCTTCTTCTAATAGAAATAATACTGGTTGAAGTGATGTCTGACGGAATTTTTGTTAATTGAATTTGAGATTCATTTAAAAATTGCCAATCAGTAAATAATACATTATCAATGTAAACACTAATTTCACTTTGTTTTAAATAAGAAAAAGGGATGCTGTAAACATCCCCATTATACTCCGTATCTATACGGCTATAAAATTGTGTCATTTATTATAAACTCCTTTAATATAAATTATTTAATTGTTGTAATCGTTTAAGTTTTATATCATCAGAAGCTTCTTGCATAGTTCTACCTTGAGAATCTGTAAAATAATCACTATTATTCATTATATTTTTCTTTGCCCTTTGTTTGTACATAAGAAAAATATCGTTAATAGCATTTATTTTAGTATCTTCAGAGCTTCCCCATCTTGCTCCAGTATCTAAATCAACACCATCAGGCAATGATTGATACTCTTCTGTAGTAACTAAAGCTCTTACAGCTTCTCTCAAAGTCAGACCTTGGATTGTAACTGTGGACATTTCTTCTTTCATAGCATCCATAGCACTTCTTTGGGTTTCAGAATCTTTAAAATCTGAAATCCTAAGACCTGTATTTGCAATAACATCATCAATCTCGGAAGGTGAATACCCATACCTTGACAGGTATTCAAGAGCTTCATCTTCAGGAGTATTTTCCTGTTGACCTACTGAAGTTACAATAAGCCCTGTGATGCTTTGTTTTTCACCAAATACATTTCTTCTGTAATCCATAGGTGTCCATTTCTCGGGAAAATATCTATAAAATACTCTCTCATAGAAAGTTTTAGGTTGTAATACATCATGCTCGCCTACAGATTTTGTATTAGTTACAAATGCTACATCAGGGAGAAATCCTTTAGCTGTTTGTGCCATAGCTCTGTTCCATTCATCAGCATCTTGAGGGTTTAAAACTAAATCAAGCTGACTTAAACCAGTTCTAAATGCTGCTTTATCAAGAAAGTTATTAACCAATGTTGGTAATATTTGAGCTTGGAAATGTTGTAATCTTGCTTCATCCTCAGGATTAGTGATTGTTGAATACATATTTGCACAATCCGCAGCAAAACCAAGCATACCATGTAGAGGTTCATAGCCTTGATATGAAACATAGTTATCCCCTATTTTAAATGAATATGGCTTCCATCCAGTTGCAAATAATGCTTTTCTTTCTTTTGGGTCAGATGGTGCTGAACCTGTAATCATACCGTTAAAAGCCATCATAGCTCCTATTGCCAAAGAAAACATTCCAAAAGCACATTGAGAACGAGCCAAAGCACCTTCTGCTGTTTGTGCTGTAAGTAATTTTCTTTGTAATGGAGATGCTACCATATAAATAGCATTATGGTCTAATGACATTTGAAGGATGTTTGCACCGGTTTTCACAAAAGGAAACATACATTTCATAAAAGCATTTTCATTTGCCATACCCTGTAAACTACCTGCAAGCTTCATTACAAATGAAGGGTTTCTCATTTGTTCTTTAGCTCCTGTTTGGTAATTATACATTGTTCCATCTAAGTTATTTTGATATAGAATTGTCCTTGCTTCATTTAAGGATTCTACATCAGTCGGTTTTCCATGATTATCAAATTTATTTTTAAAGATTCTATCAGCTTCTTCATTAATCCATATCTCATTATCTTTCATACCTGCTTCAATAGCGTTTTGTTCTGCTTCTTGCAAAGCTTTACTTCTAGCTATTGAGCGATAATTAAGTTGAGACATAAATTCATCAGTAGCTCCCATTGCCCTTGTCATTGCCGAGTGAAGATTTTGCATACCTTCCCAAAACTTAGAAGGGTCTTGGAAATAATAATCTATTTTCTGTAATTCATGATAACCTTGAAATTTACCATCAGTTATATTTAAGGTGTTTTCACCTATATCTGTTAGTTTTCCATTACCAACAATAAAAGCCTCTTTCATAAGTTGCCAGCTTTCAGACCAGCTCTGTAGCATACATTTATATGTTCTCCAACCTTCATTACCAAGAGCTTCTCTTGTTTGTTGGTCTATAAAAGGGTCTAGGCTTGCTAATATCTTCCTAGCTGGAAAATATACTGTATTTATAGCTCCTGAGCCTATGTTTTTAGCTAGTGAGCCTACACCTGATAACAAATTATGTACATAATAAGAAGTTATTCCTCCTTGTTTATCACACCAATCTGTAATTGTCTTATAAAAAGACTTTTTATCAGGGGCTAATTGTGAAGCTTTAAATATTGCATTATATTCGGCTGAATTAATTAATCTTGTTAATGATTCAGCCATAGAATCAACATTTGCTGTTTTAGGATTTGCTAACAATTTTTGAATTTCTTTAACATAGTCTGCTTTCATTTCATCATTTTTAAGTAGGAACGAAACAAAATCTCTTGTATCTTCCCTTTCAAGAAGCCTTCTAATAAGGTCTTGCCCCATTGTTTGAGGATTTAGCTTTGTACCTCTTGTGAAATTTAAGCTAATTATATCATTTACTTCATCTATTAAGCTTTGAGAAAAAGATTTGATACCTTCTTTAGTCCAAGAAGATAGTCTTGAAGCACCATAGCTTTCTAATAAGCTATTTATAGGTTTTTGTGAGTTCAAACCTCTACCAAAACCTGATTTTATTCCAGTGATATATTCACTTGTATGTCTTATTGTAGAAATAATAGCTTCTTTAGCTTCTATTGAAGCATTATCACCAAGCTTCTTTCCAGCTTCAGCTAATGTGTTTAAAACATCTACAGCAGCCATTTCTTTTCTTACAATATATTCTAAACTGTCAATGTCGCCTTTAGTTAAGGCTTCAATTAATCCACTAACATCTTCTTCATCAAAGATTTCTTCAAGCTTCTTTGCAAAGGCTTCTGAATCATTTATTAGATTTTCCCATTTGAAGCCTGATATTTCGGGATTAAGCTGTTCAACTTTTGTTATAATTGTTTCAATATCAGCCTTAGTTGTAGGTTTAACTTCGCCATTAACAATACCTGAAACTATATCTCCTGTTGTTTGCTTAGTTTCTAAAGTTTGAGTAAAATCTATCTTTAATTGTTGTGGTTCTACCGGTTCTTTTGGCTGGATATTATTTGTTTGTTTAGCAGAGGTTTCTTTTGGCACTTCAGCTTTGTCAGGAACATTAATATCTTCAACTATATTATTGGAGTTTAATGCTTTATTCTTACCTACAGACTTTTTATAGGTGTAACCACTAGCTACTTCACCCTCATTTAATCCCTCGTATCTTGAAAAATGTTTTTCTGATTGATTTGGAATCTCACCTTTTGCAATATCTCTAGCGTGTTCAAGCTCTGCTCTTAGTGTCGCATAAGGATTTTTTGCATTTACATCTATTTGAACTGTAATATCGGGTATTTTATTCTTATCTTTAGCTGCTTTTTCCAGCTCTTTTAGTTCATTTTGTGCGATTCTAAGCTCTTCTTTTAAATTATTAAGGGGGGCTGTAATTTCTTTATTACCGCCTTCAGCCATTGTTATTTTATCTTCAAGTTTTGATATTTGAAGGTTCTTTTTGTCAATAGCGTTCTGTTTTGATTTTTTGCTTTTGCCTTGATATTTTGTAGAAGAAGTATTTCCTTCAACATTTTTACCATTAATCGTTAAACCATCAACAAATTCAACTTTGATATTATTATCAATTTCAAATTTATCTTTATATTTTTTTGCTATTTTATTAGCATTGGTTTTATTTAATTCTTCATATTCACCAATCCAACCTCTATTAGTCCAAGTTTCTTTTACAGCTGCATCTTGATGAGAAATTGCGGTATCACCAGCAAAGCCATCTGCTGCCGTATCTCTAGCTAATAGTTGTTTTTTATATTCTTCAGGAGAAACTTTATAAGCATCATCCCATTTATTAATTGAAATATCCCAAGTTCCATCAGAATGCAAGAATATTTCTTCTCCATCTTGAAGAACTTTAAGCATTTGCTGTGCTTCAGGGTTATCTGAAGGATGTAATCTATCAATTAACATTTGACTTGCTTCTGTTCCATTGGCATCTGCTTCGGCTTTGATATTTTCCACTGCTTCCAATAAATCAGATTTATTAGCAAATCTTTCTAAATTAATTTGGTCTTGGATAACTGCTTCTATTGCTCCTTTTTTACCATCTTTAAGGGCTTTTAGGTTCTTTAGGGCTGTTTTAAACAGCGGTTTTGCACCAAATTCAACAATATTACCTATACCAATACCCATAACCAAGCCTTCAACAACATTTTTTAACTTAGCATTTATATCTGTATCAGTATCTTTGGATTGTAAATAAGATATTAAAGCATTATCTGTTTGACCAAAAGCATCAGCTAAATGACCTTCATTTTCTTCAGGTCTATATAGAGTAAAATCAGCTAATGCTCCAGCTGCTGCTCCACCGAGTGAAGCATTTGCAACAGCAGCACCTACTTTGGCTGCTTTGCTTGCATTAGCACCTGTTTTAATCAATTTATTTGCTGAAAGAAGCTTTCCTATTCCTTGGATAGCTTTACCAGCCTTTCCTAAATTAGCTAAAACTTTAAAACCAGCTATTGCTTCTCCACCGAATATAAAACCAGCAGTTCCTGCTATATATCTGTATCCATATTTTACATTTTCACCAAAATGTGTTCTGCTTTCATATTGCAATTCTTTATCTTTTGGTACAAAAATGTGAGATGCTTCTGTAAATAATGATTTAGTAACATCTACAGTTGTATCCCAAGCATTTAATTTTTCGTATTCTTTGTCTGCATCAGGGTGTTCAATTCCAACTGTATCTAAAGTGTCATAGAATTTATTTGTCCCATTGTCATTTTGCTGTTTTTGTTCAGGCTGTAATAAGCCTAAATCTTCTGCATCATTAAAAGAGACAGAAGAAGTAGGAGAAGGAGCATTAGCTCGTTCTTCCCACTCCTTTAAGGTATAATCACCTATTTGAATATTATCTATATTATTTCCCATTAATTATTTACCTTTTATAAACTGTTTAGGGTCAACTAATTTCATTCTTTTATCAAAACATTCAACATGTAGGATTCCAGTTCCTTTTGTATTTACAAAGCCAGTATTACCGACATGAGCTAAAGGTCTGCCTTCAATAAAGTGTGTTCCTGCTTTTGGTAAATTGGCGGCTTGTAAGTGCATAAGTTTAATATATCCACCGCCTTCACACCTGAATAGCAAATAGTTACCCATTGATTTTTCATAGCCTGAAGCTATTACTTCACCTGTTTTTGGAGCATAAACAGTCCTTCCTGTATATGTAGTAACATCTGTTCCTTTATGCTCTCTTGTAACTGTATTTCCATTCGTACCAGTAACCGTTCTTGAAGCTTGCATTGGAGAAGATATTTTAATATTTGAATCTCTCCATCCACCTTGGTTTTTCAATAATCCAATCTGTGCTAAATACCTTTGAGCTTCTTGAGCTGATTGGTCATGTGCATGTTGTGTTTTCATATAAGAAGCAGTTAAAAGCTTTCTAGGGTCTTTGGATTCATTGGTTTGTTTTTCTGAACTCATTTGTTCAGCAACTCCCTTAATCCTTGTTAGTGCTTGTGCTTTTTCTGCTTTAGTTAAATTTGGGTCTGATATTGTATCATATACAGCTTTTGTAAGGTTATTTTTATTAGTCTCACCAACATCAATAGTTGGATGCGTGTCTAAATATAACTCTTTTAAAGCTGTTAATTGTTCTGAATAGCTTTGTTGTGCATCAGATTGTAAAGCATTAAAGAAAGAGCTCGCATCTTTAGGACTAAGCTTCTTATTATTAAAAGCATTTACAACATCTGCTTGTGTCAGTGTTCCTGTAATATATTTTTGCATTAGAGCATTATTTATTTCAGGATTAGTTGTGGTAGTTCTTAGGGTTAATAATGTATTTTTATCTCCTACCACACTTTGCAAAAAGCTAAAACCAATAGATTCCATATCTCCATTAGTTATAAGCTCATTGGCTTTATTTAAAATTTCTGCATCAGTAGCATTAGGATTTGACATTAGTTTAAACATTTCTGCATTTGCAGCAAGAGTTTCTTTTTCAAGTCTTAATTTTTCAACTTGTAAATCTAAGCTATCATTTTCATACTTAGCTCTTTTAGCCTTCATTAGAAGTTGTTTCATAGATTCTGAATAATTTGGGTCAAAATCAGCTAAAGATTGCCCATTGATTTTTGTTTGAGAAACTGCAACCATAAAATCTTCAACATCAACATCATCAATATTATCTACAAGATATTGATTAACTGTTTTTGCAAATAATTCAGCTTGTTTGGTATTATTCATTCCTAAGCCATTGGCTGTGTTTTCCAAACTTTTTACAGCTTCGTTCCAACCGGTTAAAAAACCATCAGGGTGGTTAGAAGTGAGTGTTGCCATATCCTTGGAGACTGATGAAACTATTTTATTCTGTACTATATTATAGTTATATTCAGCATTTTTATTAACATATTGTCTTTTTAATTGCTCTGAAGCATTTTGTAATCTAACTAAATATCCTGATGTATGTTTAGCTTTTAATCCCTCAGCATTCATGCTATTTATCACTTCTTGTTGAATAGCATTATTCTTAGCATCAAATTCTTCTGGTGCTAATGTTGCACACGTTGCTTGTAACTCATTTAATTTGAGTATTCCATTTTCTGCTAATTCCTTTGCTCTTAATGTTTTAAAAGCTTCCTTATTATAGGGATTAAATTTTGCTATACCATCAATTTTTTTAGAAACTTCAGCCCATTCTTTTTGGTTTTTTTCTTCGGTTTTTGCTACAGCTATAATGGCATTATCATTAGCTTGTCTTTCAACAATATATCTTGCATCATTGATACCTTTTGCTAACCTAGCTAAGCCTTCTGCTGTAGCTTTTAGTTTTGAAGCCTCCTCAAGCTGAGGAGTATATTTTGATTGCTTATCAACAACCGCAGCTGCTGGGTTCAATCTATAATCAGTAATTGCATTTGGAGTTACCCTTATTTCTTTATTTCTTGACATTATCTCGTTCCCCCAAAATATTGCATTTGATATTGAGACATTTTTCCACTTGAGTACGTACTCATGGCTGTTCCAATACCACTTAATAGGGATATTCCCATAGAAGACCCCCCTGTATATTGTTGTTGTAAGTTAATTGTATTCATAGCTTGTATATAAGCAGCTTCTTTTTCATCAACTGCTTGTAGTCCTCTCAAATACAAGCTTCTTGAAGCTACATAATTACTAGCAGCTGCTGCTCTATCATAATCTTTAAATAAATTATCTATAGTAGAACCTGTAATTCCACTACCAGCAGCAGAGGCTTGTGCTGTAGCCTTTGCTTGCATATTTTGTATCATATTTTGCTCTTGTTGAAGAGCTGTTGCTTCTGCTTCCTCTGCTAATCTATTATTTATTGCTCTAGTTTGGTAACGATACTGCTCCATAGCAGCTTGTCGGGTTTTCTCTTGATATTCAGCATAAGCTTTCTTTTGTTTATCAGAAGAAAAACCTTCCATCATAGAGGAAGCAAGCTGTAAAACAGCAGGAATTGCTGCTATTAATGCTGGTGCTACCATTCTTATTCTCCTTTGATAATATAAAAATCTTGAAAGTAATGATTATTAATTGAATATGGGATAGAAAATATTGCTCCCATTCTTTTTAGCCATTTAATATGTAGTTTATTATTTATAGATACTGTATTAGTCAAAATCGGTGACAATTCAAGAAAATGATTAATATAATATCTAGCTGTTTTTATCCATTCCTTTTTAACAGATTTAGATAAATTACTCCCTAAAAACCATATTGTATGATATTTTTTATTAAATCCAAAAATACCAATAATATGATTATCTACAAAAGCTGAATAGCATTTATCAGAAAGAAAATAACCATCCAATAAGCTATTTAAAGGTAAACTCCCCATAGCAAGTATTTCTTCAATATCTGCTTTCCTAAGATTATTAACCAATTTTAATACATCTTCAGCTTTTGTGGGAACAACCATAAATTTATTTCCCACGAATATTTAATTCTCCTAACCATGTAATAGAGCTAAATGTTGAAGGCAAGTAAGAATCGTTTGTTATTAAAATATTTACTTCATCATTTTTGGCTAAAATTGGTATTAAAAATAAGCCACTATCAATGCTTATTTTACCTAACATAGCAGAATTTGTACCTAAATCTGTACAAGTACATACATAATGAGAAGGTTCTTGTACGGTGTATAATGGTCTTACTTGAACATCAAAGTATCCCGAATCAGAGTAAGATAGCTCTAAATCTTTTAGCATTAAAATTCCTTCAATAGTCTGGCTTCCACCTGATTGAGTTTGTTGTTTTTTATAGATTGTTCCCATTTGCCAATGCGAAACATAAGGTAAACCTATTATTAAATTTTGAAATTCTCCTTCAATTATAATTTTATCATCTACCTTGGTAAAATCTAATAAAAACCCATTATCACCATTAACTATATTCAATAAGGAAGTATCCACTATATAAGGAAGCTCATAAAATGTTTGATTATTTTTTTTATCATAATTACCACTAACTTTTAATTTTCTATCTAAATGAACTAAAAAACCAAGCTCCATATCTTCTTGCTTTTGAGTACAGTTTAGCTTTTCTAAATAAATACCATCAGCATATTGAATTGTTAAATATAGCCAATTATCAATAAAATCTACATTTAAAATTTTATCGGCTGTATCTATTGTCCATTTATGCCAAGCTGATTGAGCTTTGGAATCTGAGGTATAATAGTAATTATAGACATAAATAGCATTGGGGTCGTTTTGCGATAGTAAGCAAATTAAGTTATTAGTTGTATTTCCAGCCATCTTAAATATTTTTGCTGGTAAATAGCAAGGAATCTGTTCCGTAATATTTCTAGCTGATACCACATAAGATGAATTTGTATAAATTTCATATAAGCCTGAGTAATTGCCATTTTCAAAAACAAAAACCCCAGAAGTTCCAGCTGATATAGGTTTACATAAACCGGAACAAGGATATTCCATTGTTAAATCTAAAGTAACTGTAGAATTTGAAAAGACATCTCCACCTTTAATAGTAAAAATAGAAGATGGTGAAAATAATAATAAGTTTCCATCATAAGGTAGCGTGTGTTTTAATAATATCATTTTAGAATTAGAGCCTACATCAATAGGGTCTGTATCTAATTTAGTCATTACTGTTCTTTTAAATAAAGAGAATATATCTTCCGTATCTGAATATATTGATTTATCTCCAGCAAGGAAAGCCAGCCTCCCTTTGTGAGTAAATACTTCTGTTATTTTTTGCCCAAATATTGAAGGTGTTTTAGCAGAATCCTCGTCTCCTGCTCCTCTATCAGTCCAGTCAATTCTTTTAAATGTAAAAGTGCCATCACTTTCTCTAACTATAGCATGTGGCATAGTTTCAGGTAGAACATGATATTGCACATCAGGGCTGGGGCATTCTTGCCAAGTGCCTGAACCATTATCTGCTCCATCTTTTGTTACAAACTGAACATAATAATCATCAGAGCTATCTCCATCATTTCCAACAATCTTTACAATAAATCCATTAAAAGCAACAGCAGGAAGATTGGAAACTGTTTCAAATTCATTATAAATGCAGAATAAATTTCTGTCGCCATTACTATCTTCAGTAGATATAGTAAAGGCTTCATTTTTTTTATTTCTAATTAAAATAGTAGAATTAACTCTTGTAAAAGCCCAATCAGCTGTTCCCAATGAACTAACTAATTTGTCATATAGCTGTGTAGCTATCGCATTTGTTTTTAATGTAGCATTATTATTACCATCAGTTGTATATGTAACCTTTTTCCCGTTTACAGTAACGCTATAATCTATAGCATAATCACCTTGTTTAACAAATATCATTGCAGAATATGGATAAGGATTAGGATAAGTTTCATCTGAAAGTTGTGCTACAACTGTTTTGTTCAAAATGAAAGTATAATCTCCAATATTATCCATTTGTAAATCTTTTATTGGATTATTTGTAGTTATGTATTTTAAAAGTTCTACTTTTTGTTGTTCTTGTTCTTCTTCACCCAGTTCTTTATTAATTTCATAATTAATAGTTTTTTCATTACCTTCTAAATCAAATACTCTAACGGTTGTTCCTGTTAAAAGTACCTGATATTTTTCATCCTCTTTATTAACAGTATAGACTTGAGGTTGAACAGATAAAGATTCCATTAACTTTGCAATATGTTCAGTAGGTTTCCTTCTAGTTAAACCTATTGTAGGGTCAGGAAGCATATTAAGTAATTTTTTTGATTGATTTGGAAACATTAATTTATCAGACTGCTGTGAAACACCCCCTATAAAATTAGGGATAGTATCTTGAGTAAGAGGCATTATAAATCTCCTTTAATATCTTTTGTGTAAAATTCAGGAATTAAGGAATAATTTCCTAAATCCAGCTCACTTTCTAAAAATGCCTGTTTTGCATCTGTTACATCTTCCTGAGTGTAAACACATACCGCTTGAGAACCAAGTTCTCTTTTAGTAAACTTATAAGCAGATAAAATTGTTATATAATATTTAACTACTTCAGGAAGCTCTTCAAAATTTAGAGCAAATACAATACCAACTCGCAGCTGGTTTTTTATTATAAATGTGTGTTCAAATTTATCATATAATTTACCGTTTCTTACAGTATATCTATTTAGATAATCTTGAGGATATACAATACTAACTACATTATCAGGAATTTTAATAAAACCATCCACATCAGGAGTTAAAGGATAATCTTCTTCTGTATTAAAATCATAACTTTGAAGCTGTACTCTTTTTGTCTCCGAATCAAGTATATTTTCAGCGGTCGTAATAAAAGCTGACTTAACACCTTCAAGAGTATTTATGGCATTATGACCAATACATGAAAGCATAATATTGATTGCTTCTAATTTCGTTGTCATTATCTCTCCTTACAAAAGGAGAACTTAAAATACTAAGTTCTCCCTGTGATATTAAAATTTATATGAGTGAACCTTCTTGATTAGTTACTCTTCTGTTAAGATTAAGCTGCTGCTTCGTCTCTAATTTCAACAGCTTTACGAGGGTCGAGAATACCATGCCCTTGTAAATTTCTAGCTGTTAATAACCAGCATAGTTCTTGAGGCAGCCAAGTAGTTTCTACCGTAACCCCCTTACGAACAATAGTACCAATAGCACCTTTGCCCATTACTAACCCTGCTGTTTTAGAGAAATCCCCATAATAAACATTGTTTGCCTGTCTATCAGCACCTTCACCTCTAGTAATATTAGTAGAAGGTAAGTAGTTTGTTTCTATTACTTGAATACCATTCAAGAAACCTACTGTACCTTTTGCATAGCTGCCTGCTCCTCCTAGGTTTTTATCAGTAATTTTATCATATTGAGCAAGCAAACCAACTTGAGCAGGTCTCAAGAAGCATACAATATCATCATAAGGTACATCTTTTTCTTTAAGAGCAATACCTGCTGCATAAATTGCTGCTGCTAATTTTTCTGCATCAGTTCTACATCCTTCGGCTTTAACAACAGAGCCACCAGCTCTACCTTCAACCATACCTCCAGCACGGGCAGCAAGACAGCCAACAATCATTTGTTGAGTTTCTTCTGTTTTGGCTAGTGCATGTGCCATTTCGTTCTTGATTACTTCTCTATCAGAAAATTCTTCCATTAAAGTATCAATTTCGGCAATTTTAACATCTGATACTAAAATTGGGTCAAGCAAAATAGTTGTTTCTGAGTGAGCAATTTTCTGATTACCTAACAAGGTTTCACCAGCCCAAACATATTTTGCATCTACTTTACCAACATTTGGAAAGGATGCAGATTTACCTTTTTCAATTTCCTTATATCTTACATAAGGTTTAACTTTTTGCTGTGCATGAAATTCTGTGATAATTTCTGCTTGTAATTGGTCTCTAAATAAAGCATCAGTAGCACCGGCTTTATTAATCTGACCTGAACGAGATAAATAAGTATTATCTGCCATTTTTTCTAAACTCTCCTTAAATTTTTTTTTCAATAAACACAAAAAATCCAATGCTTATTTGCATTGGATTCATATCTTGGGGTCATACTATTTATTTAATTTCCAATATTCCAGCTTCCCTACTGGCTGTAATTTTTTTAGCGATTTTTGCTCTATAAACAGGGTCTTTTGAATATCTTGGGTCATTAATTGCTTCTTCAACTTCCAACATTGATTCAAAATAATTACCTTGAGTGCCTCCAGCTCCCCCCTGAAGTTGTTGAGGTAAATACCCTTCACTATCATTCATTCTTTGTTCTAAATCTTTTAAAATAATTTTAATAACTGCTGGGTCATGTACTGCATCTATGGATTTTTTTTCTTCATCTGTTAAATTCACCTTTGCCCATTCAATGACCGTAGCCATTTGTTCCATACCGCCAACAACAGTAGAAATATCTTCCATGTGCCTTTGTATAATGGCTTTTTGACCTTCTATGTAACCATCTAAAATTTCACCAGTAATCCCTTGTTTTTCAAGTTTAGCCCTTGTTTCGGGAAGTAAATCCCCATGTGCTTGAAACTCTTCTGTTAAGGCATCATAATCAAAGCCTTTACTTTCAAGAACTTCACTTGCTTTTTCTACAGTATTTACTGTTGAATAATCAGTAACTTCCGTAGGTTGTTCTACTGTTGAATTTTGGTTTGTATTATTTGTTTGAGTGGTCTCAGTATTTTCAGCAGGATTAACAGCCTCAGTAGTCTGAGGTTGATTATTTGTTATTTCTTCACTCATATTTTAATCCTTAAAATTTAGTTTCAATAACTACACCAAATGCTTCTCGTACGATAATATCGCCTTGTTTATGTTTTTTACCATCATCAGTAATTTTATCAAGTGTAGCAGCCTGTTTATCAAGCTTTGCTACTGTATTTTCATTTTTTTTAGCTTTAGTTGCTGCCATAATAAATCTCCTATACTTGTTCCTGTGTTGTCTCTAGGTTTTTACTTTGCATAGCCATATCTGAAGCTTTATTTATTAAATTAGGTGCTATTTTTTCCATCATAGAATTGTTTGCTGCATCCTCTTGACTAGCTGTAATTTCTTCTTGAGTTGGCATAAGACCTGTAATGTCAAGATTTAAACTATTTGCAATCTTTTGAGCAATTACATCCATTTTCATGCCAGTAGCCTGAGATATTTGAGCAAACTGAGCTAATGTCTGACCAAACACCATAAGTTTATTAAGGTCAGAACCTCTTCCTAATGCTTCTAAGCCTGTTGTAACCGTAAGCTTAACACTCTTATCTTTTATTAAATCAGGTAACTGATTTTTCTTTTCTTTTCGTAAATGAAAGAACGAGATTTTAATATAAGCAAGCTGGAACTCTTTACTCATAATAGAATAATGGTTTCCTAATGCTTCTTCTAAATCTCTAATCATATATTGTATTTCTGTTGCTGTTGTTCTTTCTGAATCTCTTTGAACCGCTTGTGCTAATAGAAATACTCTATATAATCTTTTTTCTAAACTTTCCTTTTCTTGCCTTGCTGTCTGTAAATCATAATATTTATTAGCCTGAAGCATTGTAACATCATCAGCTTTACCAGCACAAAAACCACCATTTTTAGTCTTGCTTAACTGCTTAATGTTTGTTTGACCATTGGGGTTTACAAGTGCAATACATTTTGAAGCTGCTAAAGATGCTTCTTTAATCGCTTTTGATAAAACATCAAGATAAGAAATATCTCCTATGTACTCTTCAATTAAACCTCTACCATAAGATTCGCCATCAATTCTTGTATATCTAAGTGCAATAAAAGGACAAGCTTCAAGAGGATATTTGCCTTCTGTGCGTGGAATTTGAATACCTTCTACCTCTTGATATGTAATCCAGTGCTTGTCTCTTTTTCTATAGCAAGTATATAAAGTTAATTCTTTTTCTTCCAAGTTTTTGATATTATCAGTTTTTTCTTTAATCTTTAACTGCTCTAACACCGCATCCTGAATATCTTTTGGAAGAGCATAAAAACCTATAGTTTCGGTTGTAATTGCTTTTAATACATTTCCACAATAATCTCTTCTAACAACAAACCTATTTAAAGGATAATATTTCAATCCAATTTTAGGAACATGAACCATAAGAACATTACCTGCAATATATAGGTGTTTCATAGCTTCACCTAAGCAGATTCTGTCTCCGTTCTGTTCATTATAATCAACCAATAATTGCTCAGTAATGGAAAGCCCTCTTGTAACATCCAATTCAAACGCATTTGGGTCAGCACCAGCATTTGTTGCTATCTGTTTAATATCTGCTGCATCAATGCTAAATTTGAAAAATGGTTGATTTGGAGGCAACATTGCCAAAGTAACCTTTGCTGATAGGTTATTTATTCCATCAGCACCGATACTTTGGTTAGGTTGTTCTAAGGTCTGTACTTGATTTCCATTGTTATCATCTTTAATTAAAGATGGAATTGTATATTTTGCTGCTTCTTTTGCTTTTGACAGATAGGTTTCTCTATCTTGTGTCATGTTTTTATATTCTGAAGCTAGAGTATGTTTTTTAGGAGATTCTTTTTGATTCTCCTTAAAATCCAAATTAATATCCTCCTAAATTTAAGCCCACAGATGTTGGACTTCCTGTTGAGATACCTGTAAGAGAAGTATTAAGAGGTACTCTTTGAGTTGCTATTTTTTTAGTTGTATCCGTTGCTACTGTAGAATCTTCTGTTGTTTGTGTAGAATTTGCAGTTTTGTTCAGTTTTATTTGCTCGTCAGCTGCTTGATTTGCACTGTTTATAGCTTGTTGGTCTTTTTCTTTAGCTTCTTTATATCTGCGATTACTAATAAACCCCATAGTTGGGTCAAGAATTAGCCAATTAAGCCAACCACCATTTTTTGTACTAATACACATTTAGCCTCCTAAATTTAAACCTAAAGAAGAGCCTGAGCCAACTGAAGCACCCACATTATTGGATTCTAACGGAACCCTTAACGAACTAAGAGTTCTATCTTTTTTCTTTTTAGTATTCATTTTTGCTGTAGATGCGGTTTCTGAAATTTCATCACCATCCGAGTTTTTTGCTATATTTTCAGTTGCTTCTGTTTGCGCCTTTTGAACAGCTTTATTTCTAGCATTGCTAGTATATAGCTTTTGTGCATTCCAAGGTTGAGTTAAATAACTGAAAATGCTGTGTCCATTAATCTTGCACATCTTTATCTTCGCTCCATTGTTTTACTTGTTTTAAATGTTGAATTATCCCTTGTTCTCCTTGTTTGTATCCCAGTTCTCTTGGTGATAAATCACCCATTGGAACTTTGTCAGGGAATTGCTTTTCTAAATAAGCGATTAAACCATCAGATACAAGTGGTAGTTTTGTTTCCTCCATATAGATTCCTTCTCCTTATATTTTTTAAGAGCAACCTACTAACTTTACAGACGTACATCTAGTTAGTAGGCAAACAAAAAGACCATAAGTTTTATTGCTTCTTAATAGTGCAATTACTTATGGTCGTATAAATCTTTTATTAGTAGTTAAATATAGTAATATATAGTTATGATTAGTTTAATATAGTTAAAGGTTGTTGAACCCATAGGAGGGTTTTTCCTTCCTCCTCATACGGTGAAGTGAGATTTTTTGTGTCCATTCTGTGTCCACTTGTGATGTTAATTCATATAATTAGGATTTGTCTCAGCTAGCCTAAAAATATTATTTTTTTAAGTTTTTTTGTTTATTTGTCTCATAAAAACTCCCTTACAAGGAGAGGGTCAGAAGTTCGAGTCTTCTAACGCCCACCATAAAAAAGACAGTAACAATAAGTTATTGTCTTTTTTATT